CGCGTCCCGCCTGAGCCACCTGATCCCGATCCAGCGCCTGCAACGATGGGCAGGTGATGGCGGCCGCCGTGTAGTCGGCTGCTGTTTTGCCATCATGGCTGGACATGGGCTGGCCACATCCGGGACACAGGGTGGCCTCGTAATCGTCAAGGGCGTCGAGGATGGCGCGGTCCTCGGGGGTCCACCGGGGTCCGGTGTCACGCCCCCAGTAGACGGTTGGGGCTATGGCCCAATCCTTGGCGTGGTCGATGTCGCGGCGAATCTGCGGATCGGTGACGGCCCGCCTCAGAAAGGGAGGTCGATCGTTTCCGTGCACGCCTCGATCGAGGCGGCCCAGCAGCGTGACACGTCGGCCGGGGGAAGATTTTCCAGCAGACGGTTCAGGTCGTCTCCGCTGATTCCGGCGTCCGCCCCGTCGATGGTGGTGGCTTTGGTGAGGCATGCGCGGGGAAGCCTGACTTGTTCGATGGTGGCCCGCTGCTCCTCGTCGTCGATCCGGCGCAGCTCGTCGACGAGATCATTCCATGCGGTGGTGGTCAGCCCGGTGAACACCAGCCGGATCGTGGCATCAGCCAGCCTGTCCCGGGCCATTTTCTCGCTCTTCACGGCGGCGTTGAGGCGTTTCTTCACCGCTGCCGCCTGCCCGATGGTGCCTCCAGACCCATTGTCGGTGTCGTCGGCTTCCGCCTGGGCGGCTGTCAGCTCTTCGTCGGCCTGTTTCCACGCCTGGGCGGCTTTCGGGTCGAGGCAAATGTCCACATGTTTCGTGGGACGGTTGAGGCCGGACACATAGTCCTGCATCAGGGTGCGCATGTCGGGGGTGGGGGTGCCAGTCATGAGGGGTCTCCTGTGTCGGGTGTGGGTGCCGGAGGGGTGAGGGGGTGGCCTTCCAAGTCGGCACCCTCAAAGTCTTGGAAGGCCACCGGTCTCACTGGGTTGGCTGGGTCACCTTGCCGTTCAGGGTGCGGCCGGTCACAGACCAGCCCACATTCATCGTGAACATCTCGCCGTCATCGGTGGACAGCTTGCCCGGCGTCTTCGTCTTCACCGTCGCCTTCCAGGCGTAATACTTCTGTCCGGCTGTGATGTCGGATCCGGGCTTCACATTCGGGAACTCGACGATGATCGTGTGGACACCCGGCTCCAGACCGGCGATCACCTCGTCGTCCTTCTGCGGGTCGTCGATGATGATGTCAGTGTCCGACAGGCCATAGGTGACAGGGCCGGGGCGCTTCCCGGCGTCGCGGCGGCAGATACGCTTGTCCTCCGATTCGGAGGCGTCCGAGGACGACTCGAACGAGCGCAGGGCGCAGGTGATTTCGGTGCCTGCCTGCAGCTCGGCGACTGTTGCGGCATCCAGCTTCTTGATCGAGGGCACAAGCATCAGCTTGGAATTCTCGATCGTCTCGATGCCTTCAGGGTTGTACACGGAAACGGGCATGGTCACTTCTCCTTCTTGCTGGTGGATGTCTGGGTGGTGTTGCGTGGTTTGGTGGGGAGGGGGCGGCCTTGGTTGTCGCAGGCGGGATGCCCGTTCAGGACTTTCGCCCCGTCGGGGATGGCGTTGGCGGGGACGGTTCTCTGGCAGGTGGCGTCTGCGATACGCACCCAGTCGGTCATGGGATTCTCCTTGGTGTGGTGATGGTGAATTCTGTGGTGCATGTCCAGCATGTGTCGGTGGGATCGCCACGGTCGGCGAGGACGGGGCCGCCGCCTGTGTGTGTGAGACGCCAGCCGTCGATGCGTGCCCCATCTAAGACGTCGACGACACGTCGGGTGTGAAGTCGGCAGCCTGCCGGATTGTTGGAGACGCACATCACGTCGATGGTGACGTGCCACAGGGGACGATCCCCCAACGTGGTTGTGAGAGCAGCGCTCCGAACGGTGACTACCGTGTACGGATAGTCGGGGTCGCCGTCGATACGCTGATCAAACACTGTTCCAGGTGTCAGCCTGCAGATGGCGGTGGCGATGTCGTCAGTCAAACCATCCACCCCCAATCTGGTTCATGGCGCGGACGAATCCGGGTGTCACCTCGTCCAGCGCGGGACGCATGAACGGTCGTGCCTCCATGCGCCGCGTGCCCCATTCAAGGTAGGGGGCATAGTTGGTGGTGGGTCCGATTTCGGCAGCCGTGCCACCTGCAGAAATGCTTGTGTGGATGGAATTGCGGGTGGCCCCTGTGTCAACGGGGCAGCGCTGCTGGCTGGCCCTCTCCACCTCTGCCGCGGACTTGCGGACCGCCTCCGCCGCTTTCCGGGTGGCGTTTGCACCGGTTCTGCCCAGATCGGTGGACAGCCGGTTCAACTGTGAGGTGTCGACGGTGAACGCCATGATCCCACCAAATACGCTTTCCTTGTGACCGCCCAGCTCTGCTGCTCCACATCCACCACATACCAAGTTTTCATGTTGGCGGTGTCGTGTGATGCGGTCACGGTCACATGATCGCCGGGGCGAATGTCCGTGTCGATAGGTGTTTTGCACACGTGGGTGGCAACCCGGATTGGATCACCCGCCGTGGAAGAATCGGATGCTTGAGCGTTGATGCGCTGCACCAAACATGTCGTGTCGGCGACAGGAGTCATGGTGTCGTGCTCCACGCCGGCATCATCAATGTCCGTTCCGGTTTTCCGGGTGATGATGCAACGGTCGGTGTACAACCGCTGGTGCCAGCGGCGCGCCTCATCCACCAGGGCAGTCAACTCCACAGCTCCTCCTCCCACCGTCCAGTGCCGTCGCGGTACATGTCTGTTGTTGGGGCATATGGCGGGTGGCTGTCGACCTGCAGCAGAGTGAACCCGTCACGGTGCGCATCCGCCCAAATCTGGGAGCGGCGACGCCACATGGATGCTGTTTTCTCCCAGTCTCGGGGGTTGATGATCATGGTTGTGCCCTCGGAGGTGACGTGTGTCAGCTGGTCGCCTGCAAGAGAGGCTGCCAGGAGGGCGGCGTCGGCGGCGGCCCACCACGGGTCGAAGGTGGGCTGCCATTCCGGGGTGCCGGGTAGATGGTTTTGATCGTCGGGGATGGCTGCAGAGTCGACACATTCAGACACCGCACCGGCTGGCAGGTCTGCTTCCTGCACCAGCTGGTTGACGAACTCGATGGTTTGCTGTTTGTCCACATCTGCCCCCGGGGGATACTGGGTTTTAAAGCCCCTTAGAGGAACACCGTCTACCCCTGCACGTCTTGATGTTCCTCTAGGGGCGGCTTGCTACTCCGGTGTCAGGATCCGCTGCCTGCCGGGGCGGGAGCGTTGGCGGTCAGCTTCACAAAGTTTTCCGGGTCATTGATGATGCAGCCGAACTCGGCCTCTGCAAGGATGCCGACCAGGTTGTTTTGCCACAGGGACACCATGTCGCCGCCGATCTTGACGGTGGCCTCGGTGGAAATCGAGTATGTGATTCCACCGACCTGCCCCCAGATGACCTTGGACCAGTCGCCGCCGTAGCCGATCACGGTCTTGCGGTCAGTGGTGGCCACCCCATCACCCAGGTAGGCGGAGCGTCCCAGCAGCCGTGCGGAGGCCAAGGCGGCATCCGTGTAGACAGGTTCGGTCAGGATAGGCCTGCCAGTGGTGTCATAGGAGCCGTTGAGCATGGGTTCTGCAGCGGAGTCGAACGCCCATCCGGTGAGCTTGCGGCCATTCTCGACGAGCTTCGTGATTGCCAGATTCGCGTCACCGTAAACGCCACCCTGGTTGGCAGAGGTTTTGCCAAGCTGCACCGTCTTCTTCGTCTCGTCCAGGTTGTGGGCGAACGGGGAGTCGGTGCCGTGCAACACGGCGGCATCGAAGGCCTGGGCGAAAGCCTCGGCAATGTCGGTCTTGAACAGGTTCACATAGTTGGCCGGGTTGGCACGCACCACCTCGGCAGACACGACGGTGATCGCGGCGAGCTTCTTCGGCTCCATCTTCAGCAGGCCCATTTCACCCTTGGTGACTGGCTTCTGGCCGGCTTCGGCAACCCACGATGCGGTAGGCTTAGATGTGACGATCGGCACGGTCTCCCCAGAGATGCCCAGCGGCACCTTGCGGGCGAGCTGCTGAACAACGGAGCGTTTCGCGGCCTCGTCGAAGAACTCCTGCGCCATGTGCGGCTGCAGATATCCGGCGAAATCGGTGGTCTTGGTGGGGGCGGTGACAGCCATGTCTGGGTCTCCTTATCGGTGTCGTTGCCCGACGGCAGCTGCGAGGGCCGCGGCGATCGGGTCGACAGGGTCAGATGTGGTGGTGGTGTTGAGGTCGCGCATCCCGGCGAGCTTCGTCTTGAAGCGGGGATGCTGCTCAACGAACGTGTTGATGGTGTCGGCGATCGTGTCCGGCGTCGCGTCGGAGATCACCTTGTTGAAGGCGGTGGAGTCGAGCAGGGCTTCCCGGTCCACACCGTCTGGCAAATTCTGCAGGACTGCCAGCTGTGTTTGTGCTGCACGGGTGGCCGCCTGAGACTCTGCCAGCTGTCTGGTGAGCTGTTCTGGGGTGGGCTGCTCGTCTTGAGTCAAACCCAGGGCTTTGCCGAGTCCGTCGCGGAATTCGGCGAATTGCTTTTCGAGCTGGTGGCGCTTGTCGCGTTCCCGGGCGAGGTCGGCGAGGACCGCGTTTTTGGATCCGCGTCCTTCACTGTCACTTGTTGGCGTCTCGCTATTGGTGTCAGTGGTGCCGTTGTCGCCACCCAGTTTAGCATCATTGGCGGTATTTGTTTCGTCGGTTTCGGTGGTGGTGTCGTCCATCTCGGATCAACCTTTCATGTCGAGGGGTTTATGTGGTTTTGATGGGGCCTACATGGTAGGAGTCTCGCCAGTCCTGAACCAGATTGCCGTTTTCGTCACGTGACCAGTGGTGTTTGCGAATGGTCCAGTCGTCTACAGGGTATTTTCCACCGGTCCAGGCGTCGTATCTTTTGGGGCCGAGAATGTTTTTCTGCATGGTTTCCGGCTGGTTTTGGAACCATTGGTATCCGGCGTCCTCGTCCAGTGCTGTGGGGGGTTCGTCGATGTCGTCAAACCCGAGTTGGCTCCATGTTTTGGTGACGGGGAGGCGGGAGCATCGGCCTTGGTGGTGGTCGAGAGGACCGGGGTCGTCGAGAGGATGTAGTTCTCCATGGTGTGAGATGCAGGAGGGGCATGCGCGGTGGTCGAGTTCGGCGTACCACTGCCATCCTTGCAACACGCCACGGTTGGTGTTGTGGTGGGCTTGCGCGGCGGCGCGATAAGCGTCGAGTTGTTCGGTGCGTGCGATGACGAGGGCTCGGGCCAGGCCTCCCTCGAAGTCGCCTTGAACCATGTTGACCATGTGCTCGGCGACCTGTTTCGGGTTGCGGCCCAGCGTGGCACCGACAGCCAGGTTTCGTTTCATGGATTCGGTGGCTGCCTTGTTGAGGTACCAGTGGCGCACGGTGATCTGGTCGAGGGTGCGTCGCATGATCGCATCGATTTGTCGGACGTCCACCGAGGCGAGGTTGATGGTGTGCCCGGCCGGTAGCTGGGTGGTGATGAGCGCGTCTTGGTCGGAGGTGGCTTGGGCGATGAGGCGGCGTGCCACATCTGCGGCGTTCAGGTTGGAGGTGGCTAGGCAGTCGGTGAGGCCGTCGGTGGCGATGGCGAGGGCGTCTCTGGCTTTGACGTTGCGGATTGCAGCCGAAGCTTTGGAGTCGTCGTCGAGTTGTGCGAGGGCGAGTGTGGTGGTGCGCAGTTCGGATTCGATGGTGTCCCATGTGTGTGCCCAGTGTTGGGCGAGTATCCGTGTCTGATCGTCTTGGATACGGTCGATCACATGGCGCTGACGTAGCAGCTCGGTGAGGGTGCGCTGGTTAGCTGTCATAGTTGATGGTGCCGTTCATGAGGGCGCGTCCGGCGGCCGCCGCGGATTGGGCTTGTTGGTCGGTGGCTCTCTGCACGACACCTTCCGGGTCGGGTTCGTCCAGGCTGTGAACAATGTCGACGAGGGCGTAGCCCAACTGTTGTTTGGCTTGGGCGACCTGGAGTTGTTCGAGGGGGTCGAGTGGCATGGGTTCGGCCCATTGGATGCCGGGGTCGACTCCCAGCAGTTGGAGGAGGCCGTTCCAGACGGGTTCGGCGTCTCGCTGCCATGCCCGGATGGTGGCGGTGCGTCTGGTGGAGAGGATGCGGAGGGCTTCCCCGGAGGGCACATCGCCGGAGGTTTGGGAGAGATAGTGGTAGGGGATGCCGACGACGCGGGCGATCTTCGAGGCGAACGCGTCCTGTACTTTCAGCAGTGGGGTGAGGTCGGGAGGGTCGAAGCGTAGCAGCGGTCCGGGGCCGTTGGTTGCCCAGATTTGCTGTTTTTCGAAGTTGATTCCCTGACTTGAGGTCGGCCTGGTTGGGGTGGGGGCGTACGGGTTGCGCATGGTTTCTTCCACGTCTTGGTTGAGCAGGACGTAGAAGGGGCGGGCGTAGGTTTCGGTGGTGATGATTAGATCGGCCAGTGTTTTGTTGAGGGCGTCTTGTAGGGGGATGACGTCGGTGAGGATGGAGTGGCCGTGGGACATGTGGTCGTCTGGGTCGCGTTTCCACCAGCAGACAGGGACGACACCGAACGGGTGGGGGATGATGTCTTCGTAACCGTCGATGCAGCCGGTCCATGCGTCGTCTGTGGTGGGCATGTCTCCGGCGATCCGGTTTTTGGTGATCCACCGTTCCAAACGGTCTGGCAGGTACAGGTTGACCCGGCCGTACCCGTCGTCGGTCCAGATTCGGGCGGCCCATGACAGCTGGGAGGGGTCGTCTGGGTCGGGCTTGGCGGCCATGGTGGTGGGGTCGCAGAACACGGGGGTGGGGGTGCCGTCGCTGTTGGGCCAGACGATCGCGTAGGCGTCGCCGTAGATGAAACCGGCCCGGTCGATGAAACCTTCGAGGCGGGACAGTCCGTGGAGTTTCGCGGCCCCGTCGTTGTCGTGGCCATCATCTGTGGTGGTCCATTGTTCGATGGCGATACCGTCGGTGAATGCGGTGACGGCGGCGGGGCACAGGTTTTCTCGCAGCGACATGACCGTGTCGGTCAACAGTTTCTGGGTTTGTTTCGTCAGGTAGTCGCGGGATGCGAAGCGTAGCTGGTGGTTTCCGCGATAGTAGTCGTGCAGGAGCCGGTATGCAGGCTGCCTGTTGGCCCATTGTGTGATGGCGTCTGTGAGGATACTCATGGGCCAGATGGCTCCTATCCGAGTGGTGTGAACGTGTTGCCTTTGCGGCGTCTGGTGATGGTTGCCCAGGTGATCGCCTGGGTGAGGGCGTCGACTTGGTCGTCGTGGGTGGCGTTGGGGAATCCGGCGCATTCTTCGATGAGGTCGTCGCACCATGGTTCGTAGCCGGGTAGGTGGACGTTTCCGGCTTCGACGAGGGGTTGGACGACGTTGGCGCGGGATTCTTTGCCGCCTTGTGGCTGGACTGGGACGAGTCCGGGGAGTGTGTGGTGTAGGGCGTCGATGACGGCTGGGCCGTTGGCTTTGTCTTCGACGAGGTGGGCGGTGGCTTGTGGCCAGCGTGCCGCGAGTTGCTGCATGTGTTGGCAGGTTTCGGTGAAGGACCAGCGGCCTCGTGCCTGGTCGAGGAGGCGCAATACTGCGCCGTCGTGTTGCCAGACTTGTCCGACGACCCAGTCTGTGTGTTCGCCGCTTTTGAAGGTGAGGTCCCATGAGGTGAACACTTGCCCGCTAGGCACCCAGTGTTGCTGGTTGTTGTCGGCTTGCCATGTGGGGTGTGGGTCGATGATCCAGTGGTCGCGGTTGAAGATGGTTCCGCCGGGCGGGCTCGGGTGGCCCTGGTAGAGGGAGTTGAAGGTGCGGGAGCCTGCTTGTTGTTTGATGGCTTCCCATTGTTTGGTGGTTCGGCGGCGGGAGGATTGGAGCCATTCGCCGGGTTTGCGCCCTAGCGGATCGTTGCTGGTTTCGGCTTGGGCGGGGATGTTGAGGAGTTTCCAGCGGTGGCCGTCGGGGGCGTTGAGGAGGCGTCCTGCCAGGTCGTCTTGGTGCCAGCGGGTGAGGATCAGGATGACTGGTGCGCCGGGGGCGAGGCGGGTGGATGCGACGTCGGTCCACCAGTCCCAGACGCGGTTGCGGTAGATGGTGGAGTCTGCTTTTTCGCGGTCTTTGATGGGGTCGTCGATGATGAGGAGGTCGACGGGTCGTCCTGTGAGGCTTCCACCGATTCCGGTGGTGTAGACGCCGCCTTGTGCTCCGGCGAGTTGCCATTCGTGTTGGGCTGACATGTCGGGGCGGATGGTGAGCCCGAGGTCGGGGTGGGTGGTGATGTCGTCTCTGATGGTGCGTCCCCAGCGTCGGGCGACGGCGTGGCTGTAGGAGACGATGGCTATGCGGGTGTTGGGGTTGTGGGTGAGGGTCCACAGGGGGTAGCGGCGTGAGACGCGCTGCGATTTGCCTTCTTGTGGGGGCAGGGTGATGATGGCGCGCCCGTCGGTTGTGTTGGTGGTGTCGATGAGTGTTTGGTCTATGAGGCGGAGGGCGGGGGTTTGGATGGTGTCGGGGTCGAGGTGTTGGGCCATGTCGCCGGGGGTGGCCCATTTCCGGTTTTTGCCTTGCAGCAGTTGGCGCATGGCGTTGAGGGTGGCGGGGTCGAGTTGAAGTTTGGCCATTGTGTGTGTGGCCTCCCCCGCCTATCCGCTCCTGTTTTTGGGTGCAGCTGTTCCTCAGTTGTCACCTAGTTTATCATTGTCGCGCATGTTTATGGCGGCGATGATTTCTGGCCACATGCATTCGAGAACGTCCCATGGGAAATAGGTGTTGGGGTTTCCGCGTCCTCCTCCTTTTGTGTGTGGTTTGAGCCGCCCGGTTTTGGTCCAGTGTTTGATGCGGTTTGGTGTGAGTCCTGGGAGTTGTTGGCATAGGTCGGTGCTGGTCATGGCGGGGTGGTGTCGCCATCGGTGTTCGAGTTGGTGGGGTCCTGGGAGTTGGTGGCTGGACTGGTTTTGGCAGGTGAGGATGGTTTTTGGTCCGGTGCCGGTGGTGTCCATGGGTGCCCCGCATTGGGGGCATGGGATGAGGGTGGGTGGTGTGATGTGGGCGGCTTGGGTGGCTTGGTTGTAGATGTGGTTGATGGTGGTGGTGATGTGCTGCCAGTCGTCATCGGTGGTGTCTGTGTTCCAGTGTTGGAGGCACAGGTCGACTTCATGTCGCCAGCTGGTGGGTGTGTGCCAGTACAGGGTGGGGCACAGGATTGCGGTGGCGTCGGTGTGGAGGAGTCGGAGTAGGGCCGGGTGGGGGCCGGTGAGGTCGAGGATGGTGGCTGGGATGGGTGGTTTGGGTCCGGGGATGCTGTGTCTGTGTGGGCTGCTGGTGGTGGATGGTTTCCCGCCGGAGTCGGTGATGTGGTCGATGAGGTGGGGGAGTTGCTGCAGACGTCTGCGGGGGTTGTTGCGTGGGATCCATGTGGGGGTGTCACTGGTCATTGAGGGCCTCAAGTAGGAGCTGGTTGGGGTCTGTGTCTGGGTGGTTGCGGGCGTTTTGGATGAGGGTTGTTGCCCAGGCGATGTTTGCTGCTGCGGTGAGCTGTTGGGATCGGGCGATTTTCGTTTCGATGCCTAGTCTGATGAGGTTGGCTAGTCCTTTTTCGGCGCGTTCGAGGGCACGTTCATACACGTGGATTGCGGCCCGGATTTCTTCGGTTCCTGAGATGGGGTTTTGGTATTCCCATTGGTCGGTGATTGTTTCTAGTTTTGCCCGGGCTAGGTTGAGGAATGCGACTTGTTCTCCGACGACGAGTTGTATTTGTTTGGCTGGGTCTTGGATAGGTTGGATTGTTTCGGTGTGGAGTTGTCCTGCGATTTCTGCTGTGAGTTTTTTGCGGGCTGCGGATCGTACTGAGGAGGGTAGTGCTCCTCCGTGGAGTTTGCAGGCGCCGTATCCTACGTGGTTTGTGCCCCATCCTGCTGGTTGTTTGCAGTGTTTTCCGTTGCGTTTTTTGACGTTGCAGTGTTGGTGGTTGGTGGTTTTTGGGGTGGTGTTCATGGTTGTGTCCTTTGGTGTTTGGTTAGTAGGTGATGGTGTGATCCTGAGCATATTGGTGTTTTTCTAGTTGGGCTTGTTGGTGGTTTTGTTGTTGGAGCCATTTGCAGTATTCGGCTGGGTCTGTTGGTGGTCGGTTGTTTTCTGTTGGGGTGGGGTCGGCTTTGTTGCGGCGGTTTTGTCGGATGGTTTTGGCTTCGTTGTAGATCATGCGTACGTCGATGTTGAGGGCGTATTTGTCGTTTTGGTGGGTTATGTTTCTTATGGCGAGTTTGGCGTCGAAGTAGTCGATGTTGGCGAGGATGTCTGCCCAGGCGTCGGGGGTGTGTTTGTCGAGTTTCTGGTTGGGGCAGAGGGCTTGGAGGTATCGGCAGAGGGCGATGGTTTCTTTGCGGTTCATGACTGGTCTCCTCGGGATGTCTCGGAATGCTGTCGAAGCTTGTTGATGGTGTTTTGGTCGAGTTTGTCGCCGGTGGTCCAGGCGCCTTGGGGGTTTTGGGTCATGCCGTTGTGGCGCATTTCGTCGGGGGTGAGGCAGCGGCGGCGGTTGGGCCCTTGTCGTGTTCCGTGGTCGCCTACGCGGTGCATGTCTCCGGCGGTGGTGCTGGTGAAGCTTTGGTGGCAGGCGACGCAGTGCTGGACGTGGTTGTGGTCGGTGCGTCCGCAGGTGTGGCAGGTGTGTGACATGGTGTTGGTCCTTTCAGGCTCGGCTCGGAGATTTGACGGCCTAGAAATCGTTGGGGGTCTCTTTGTACGGGGGCGGGGCTGTTAGGCGCTCCACGGCTAATGGCTAAAGCTCTCAGGGCCATCCGGGGCTGGGCGGCTGGGTGTCATCGTCGGCGTCGAGGATCTGGGCCCGCTCCCAGGCCTGCTTCCACTGGTCGTCGCTGAGCCCTGCGGTGGGTCTGCCATCTCCGGTTCGGTTCAGCACCTCTGGCTCGTCGGACCAGCGGCCCTTGTTCAGCCAGGTGGATGCGTGGGGGATGAATTCCTGGCTGGTCCCGGACTGCTGCCATGCCTGGGCGTGGGCTTGGGCTGCAGCGGTCAGCTGGTCGGCGTCCACCTGGCCGCCCTTGAGCAGCTTGGTGAATGCCTTGGCTGCCTCGGCCTTGCCCACCTTGCGCGGGTAGGTCTTCCAGAACTTCTCGAACTCGTCGGTGTACCGGTGGCTGCCACGGGGCGGCGTGCCCCCGCCTTTGGCGCTGTTG